TACAAGTATGGGTGGAAGACATCATACTATCAGAACACGTATGATGCTAAGAAAGATGCAGAGGAACCTATTGCGGAGGTAGCACACACCGAACTCAATAGTTTACTAACAGATATTATGGAGTCGAATGAAGAAGAGTGTGAGTCCTGTTCAATCTAATAACGATATGCCAATTCCAGATGGGATGACTGTCTTCAATACTGAGGACGTTGATGTTACTAAACAGCACATGTTTTTTAGTAAACCATTAGGAGTACAAAGATACGACAAGTACAAGTACCCTGTATTTGATAAACTAACACAGCAACAGTTAGGATACTTCTGGAGACCAGAGGAGGTTTCTCTACAGAAGGATAGGTCTGACTACCAGACACTAACTGATCAGCAAAAGCACATATTTACTAGCAACCTTAAGTATCAGATCTTACTTGACTCTGTACAGGGTAGAGGTCCTGGCATGGCATTCATTCCTTATGTTTCCTTGCCAGAACTGGAGTCTGCCATGTTGGTGTGGGAGTTCATGGAGATGATACACAGCAGATCTTATACATATATTATTAAGAACGTGTACTCAGATCCTAGTGATGTCTTTGACAAAATTTTAGACGATGATAAGATAATAGCACGTGCTGAATCGGTAACGAAAGCATATAATAATCTGATCAATGCTGCTCAGAACTGGGGTACCAGTAACCTATACAAAGATGGTCACAAAGAAACCTACACATCCTCCTATGAACTCAAAGAACTCAAAAGATTACTCTACCGTGCCATCGTCAATGTTAACATTCTTGAGGGGATTAGGTTCTATGTCTCCTTCGCTTGCTCGTTTGCGTTTGGTGAACTCAAACTTATGGAAGGATCCGCTAAGATTATCTCTCTCATCTCCAGAGATGAAAGCCAGCATCTTGTACTTACTCAACAGATCCTCAAAAAATGGCAAGAAGGAGACGACCCCACGATGGTTGATATCGCAAATGAGGAAAGGGAAAATGTTCTAGACATGTTCCGCAACTGTGTAGATGAAGAGAAGGATTGGGCAGAGTATCTATTTAAAGATGGTAGTATGATTGGACTCAATGCTAAACTACTACACAAGTACGTGGAGTTCATAGCAAACAGGAGACTCAGAGCGTTGGGACTTGACCCACTGTATGATATCCCTGCTCGTAACAATCCATTACCATGGACAGAGCATTGGTTAAATAGTAAAGGACAACAGAATGCTCCACAAGAGACAGAGATAGAATCATATGTCGTAGGTGGTATCAAGCAGGACGTTAAGAAGAATACTTTCGCAGGATTTAAACTCTAATGCCTAAGATAAAGTTTGAGAAAACTTTATATATTGGATCAGGTGTTGTAACATGGTGGATGAAAGCAGAACGATGGATCAAGAAGCAATTCAAGAATCCATTCGTTCAGCATCTTGCCCTCGGTGTGTTAGAATACTTGAAAGAATTGTGGATTGATGCTAAAATATATAATACTATGCAGGACGTTGATCGTCAGGCAGAAGAACTGAAGAAACACTGGGAAGAACATGACGAACCAATCACCCCACACATCGTGGAGACAGGAGTATTTGGAGATGAAGGCTGGTCTATCGAAATTTCAAATCCAGTTGTTGAAAGAGGGACCCCAACAATTAGCACAGGCATGGTTACTCCAAGCAATGCACAACGATTACAACAGGATGAAGGGGATAGTTCCAGAGAGAAGTAGAGAGTCAGGACACCAAACAACATTGAAGGAGTTCTTCAAACGATATGATTGATCAATATATTAGGGAGTACTGGGGTGACCCAGAACAATGTGATAAGTTAATAGAGTTTTATAAAGAAGCAGACAGGCAAGGTAGAACTAAGGAAGGTAGGGTAGGTAGTATAGGTTGCCCAGAGGGTAGACCAGAACCAGACAAGAAGAAGAGTACCGAAATGCCATTCGAGGACATCTGGAATGGAGAGATGGGAGAAGATGTATGGGGTCTGAGAAACTACATGGACTTCATTACTGATTGCTACTCAGATTACTGGGAGCATTTTAAACTACCACCACCTATAGGTATCAAGGTGCTGCCACAGATACAATACTACAGACCAGGTGAAGGATATTACTTCCCACATATAGATGCTGAAGCATCTGTGATGAGCAGAGTGTTGGTGTACATAACTTATCTGAACAGTGTGCCTGATGGTGGTACAATCATGGTCAACAACGATGGGTTTACCATCCACGCACAGCGAGGTAAGACTGTATTGTTCCCTGCCACCTTCACTCACAAGCATGTGGGAGAGATTTCTAAGGAGCATGAGAAATACATCTGTACTGGTTGGGTCGAGTGGCTTTCGTAACAACCGTAACAGTATGATTGACTAAATAATTATGTCATGTTATCATGACATTACGTTCAGTCTGATACACTCAGACCGCAAGTAAGCCGACACGGAACGGGTTCGTTCATCCCTACGGGGACGCAAATGCCGACTGAAGGAACGGGATTAAAAACCCCTACTATTTCAGGAGAAAATCATGACTAAGGTCACTTACCGTGGCGTTGAATACAACGCAGAAGAGTACAACGCAAAGGTTGTTGCCGAGGCAACACAGCGTAACAGACACGATCTAATGTATCGTGGTATCAAAGTTAAGAGTAAGGCATCACCTTGCAGTTAACTTAGTATAACTAAAAAGTTATCCCCGCTACATATAGTAGTCGGGGATTTTTTTATGCAGAGACAAAGACTCAAGCAGTTGCTTGAACAACTCGAAGAAGTACTAGCAGAACTGAAGGTAGAAGTATATTCAGATGTGGATAAGTACCGAGACAATGATGGTTATTATGTAGGTGAAGATGACGATGACGGATACCCCTATTGATTATGAAAATCCCTGGTACTACAAAGGTTCAGCTTTCACTTCTGACGATATTGGCGATCTCTTCGGTTTCGTCTACCGCATTACAAATCTCAGCACGGGCAAACAATATATCGGAAGAAAATATTTCTGGCAAAAGAGAAAACCCAAAGGAGGAAAGCGTAGAGTCACTTCTGAATCAGACTGGAAGCGATACTTTGGAAGCTCTGAGGAGCTTAAACGAGACATTAAAGATCTGGGCAGAGAGAATTTCAGAAGAGAAATCCTCTCGGTCCACAAGACCCTCGGAAGAGTCAACTATGAAGAAACCCGACAACTCTTCCTCAACAACGTGCTCACAGAGTCAGTAGATGGCTTGCCAAAATACTATAATAATAATATACTAGGTAGGTATATGCGTAAGGATTATTTTGATGCTGACAACTGAAGAGTTAGACATCATATATGAGTGGGGTATGACAACTGAACTACCCTATCGCAAAGCACCTACTGCTGAGGGATACTCGAACCAACCTATAGGTATGTGTTGGTTGAAGGGTACAGGCAAGGGGTTCCATGGTGTACGTGAGTCAATAATAGATGATCAAAAAGTCATTGACATTCTATCTAAAGATGAAGTACTGTTTGCTACAGGTGCTATGTTCTACGCAGGAACTGAACTACCTAAGCATCGTGATCCTCCTGTCTACCCTCATAGATACAGGAGAATACACATACCTCTCGTCGTACCATGTGACAAGTGTTGCTACATGATATGGGATGGAGAGAAAAAACCATGGAGGTCAGGTGAGTATGGAGTGTGGGATGTACAAGACGTAACGCACGAAGCATACAATACATCTGACGGTGACCTAGAACTTATCTTTATAGACATTAAAAAATGAGAGAGAAAATGATCAGTGCTCTCCTTGCTCATGCTCAAGGAGACATTCAAAAGCACAAGATGAACGTAGAAGTATACCTATCCAACCCTGTTGGTATCGGTGAGCATTCTAATGTCATGGAAGCAATCGAAGAAGAACTAAACATGATCGCTAAATATGAGGATCAGGTTTCAGTTATCAAGAAACATTTTATTATCAAAGATTAATGAAACAGTACGATGTAGAGACTGTCTGTACCTACAGGACGTGGGTCAGAGTAGACGCTGACGATGAGAAGGCAGCAGAAAGAAAGGTAAAGGACATGGCATGGGACATGACACGCATCCAGTATCAAACCATGGTAGAGTCTGCTCCAACAGGAACAGTGAGGGATGTTAATTAGATCATATCTAGATGTACATACACCTAATGTAAACTGTACCTTACAGCACAACTGTAACTCTATAGGTCGTAAGAACTATTGGTTAGGTAAGAACGATGCTCCAAGGAATTTTATCGAAGAGTATCTACACCAGTGGTACTATGCTTTCCTTACTGGTGACTATAAAGGTATGGAGTATTGGGTATACAAATCAGAGGATGGTAATAGTTTTGATCCCTTTCACTTTGATAAAGATGAGATGGATCCACAGATCACACACCCTAAGTGGTCAGCATGTATCAACATGACTCTTGATAAGGGTGCTACATGTATCAGTAACATGACCTATGGTGACATCAAACCTACGGAGTGTGTCTATTCATATGGAGCAGAGGGTAAGACTGTAATCTGGGATGGCAATGTAGCATGGTCAGACATGGCAAGCCATGATGACTGTAAATTATATGTGAACGTGTGGACAGACAGGAGACCCAAAGGGTTGACTCGATCAAAAGAGATGGCATACTATCCTTACACTATGATCAAAGGCATCTATGAAAAGTGTCCTATCATACCATTCGAGGGAGATGATTACGTTACACACACTCACATGTGTGGTGATCTGTTTGATCACTTTGTTCTTAAGGAACCCGCAGAGAGAAACTTCGGAGAGATCTATCGTGTGACAGATGTGACACTGACATAGAACGCTTGACATGATCCCAAAGATAATGTATACTAAATAACATTACATAACAAAGGGATCGAAAGATCGTGCCCCTACGTGATGTAAGATTCTTTATGTCGAAAGAATTTCCATCCGCAGGGGTTTTTCCTTGCGAGAGACTAAAACAAACACATGTCTATTAAATCAACAATCGCTGCAGTGGCAGCATCTCCATTCCTTCTAGCTGGTGCAGCATTTGCTGGTCCTTATGTGAATGTAGAAACAGTACAATCATTCTCAGGTGATGACTACACAGGTCTATCAAC